CTTGCAGTACCAAAACTCTTACGACTATGCAAGCGTTCAAGTTCTTTGGTATATGCATCACTGTTTTGCATTACGAACTAGAACCAATAGTCCTGCGTTTGATATCATCATGATTGAATTCTGCCCAATACAGTTCAAAAGCAACACCATCTTCTACACCTTCAAACTGATGAATTTTACCAGGCTTTACTTGTGTAAAGTCACCAGCTTCGAGTATGGTTTCGTCAACAAGACCCTGTTGCTCGCCATCTTGCCATACACGCACAATCATTTTTCCAGACTCTACAAAGAAGCCGTTCCATTTGTAACAGTGTTCATGCTCACTGCATTTGTAACCTGCTTTGAATTCTATTCGGTGAAACTCTAACACACCGTTAGCATGTATGAGTTCTGTGTTGCCCCATATTTTACCAGATTTCATTAGTGATTCTCCATGACTGTTAGATTCTTATCTATCCACGGCAATACCAGGTCTCTTTGCCTCAGTAGTGCATACTTGTTTATGCTATTAACTACACAGTCCGGTAATAAGTCTGTATCTTCTGCAATGTGATATAAATTGGTAACATTAGGATCCATTGGTTTGATATCGCTACGATATACAATAGCATATAACCAAGGATCGTCAATTGACTTTTTAAAAAACCCACTTTTACAATCCCATCCATTTACACTAAGCATGTATATTAGCATAGGTAAGGTATAATGATGTTTGTGATTTATTTTTGCATGATATTCTTGATTGTGAAACTCAATATTAGTAGTTTGAGGTACTGCAATAACCAACATACTATCTGTAGTTGCAATGTTCCACCAATTTGCTAATACTTCATAAGGATTAGTCACATACTGTAGAACGTCATATGCCCACAATATATCAAAAGGTTTTTTTACTTTACTGGGTTTTTCAAATGATTCCCTTTGTAAACTTATGTTTTTATGTTTTACATTTAGGTTTTTGATATTATTGATTACTGTACATTTGATATTCAAATGTAACTTTTGCTCATCTCTTGTTGTGGCATTTGCCCACCATTGCATCTCCAGTGCTTCTTTGTTAGATCCTAGTCCAGCAACTTTCCCTACACTTTCCATAAAACTATCATACTCATATAGGTAAGATATTACATTTTCATAACAATGATCAAACTTTTCTTGAGGACTTGAAAAACTACTAAATTGCATATCTATACCTGTACATCTTCCATGCCAGCAGTTCTCAGACGTACTATGTGTCCTAGTTGCCACTGTTTGGTATCCAAGCCTTTCATTATGCCAAGATACTTGTTACGCAGTAGTGCAACTTCATTAATAAGTGTTTCAAAGTCTATAACTTCATCCTCACCATCAACATACTTTTCAGCATCTCTACTGGTTAGTGCTCTGGCATATCCTTCCAAATACTTTTGAAAATGTTTTCGTCTTATTTGTCTGAGTTTTATATTTAGAAAATTTAGTACTGCTTCAATCTCTTGTAGTTGATTAAAACGTTGCTCAGTGATGCCTGGTAATAGTTTAATGTTTTTTTCAACAAGTCCACCAATCCTGCATTCACTCTTGGCAACTTCTAGTTCTTGTTCACAATGTGTTATGAACTGCGGAATATTAGCTAGATTATTTGTTACACGACTATACCACATATACTAGTACTCGTCGTATTTGAATTCGCCATCATCATCATACTGATTTAGCAATTCATCTTCTTCCTCTTCTTCAAAATCATCTTCTTCTGCTTCTCCAAGATAATTTCCAACTGCAAGTTTTATAGCACCATCAAATTTGAATGCTTCTCTCAATTCTCCTGCAGTGTGATGTTGTATTAATGCTTCAACAACGTGATCTGCTGCTTCGCGAATATCACCTGTGTCGTGCATAAATTGTCGTGTTTCTTTCCATACCAGTGCGGCTAAGTCTAATGACACTATACGTTCTCCTCGTTAAATGTTTGTTCGTACTTATAATATATAAGTTAGTTCTTCGTACGTTTGTTTGTAATCTTGGTTTCTGATCTTGTCAGTAATGCTCAAATAGTCAATCATATTTGTAGTATCCATTGACATATTTGAGCTATTCATTGATTTAATAATTGGCTCTATTATCTTTTGAAATTCATCGTCTTGAATATTCAATAGTTTGTTAGATATATATTTCTTCTGCTTTTTGTTAAACAAGCAAATGTTTAGTTGTTCAGGATTGTTCAGTGGGTTAAACGATACTGGAAGTTTGTGTTCTCTACAGAACTGAAATAATGTATAAGTGTCGAGTATATTCAGTGTAGATATTGTACTCCATACATTCAAATTAAAATTTGTATCTGTTATTTTTTTATATTTTTCAATTGTATCTACTATTGTTTCCCAACTAACTCCATATCTCTCATACTCAAACTTTTTTCCTGTGTTATCTATGCTAAAACTTAACTCAACTTCTTTAAAACGACTCCATAATGGTATTAAATTTGATGCATATACGGTAGCATTGGTATTGTAATGGATTGATATATGACTGCTTCTTTGTTTGTTTATAAAGTATTGTAACATACTAGAGTGTGTTTTGTCAAGTAAAGGTTCGCCTCCTGAAACGGTTAAGTATGACAGATCACTGGTAATTTCTTCGAGATCTTTCCAAACTTTTGAACCGTTAACGTCAGTCCACTCATTTTTGACTATTGGTATCGACGCAAACTGTGGATAAGATTTTTTGTTATTAGAGACTTCACTTGCCCATTTACTGCTATAAAATGGATTACAAATTCGACAACTTAGGTTACATGTCTTGTTAATTTTTATATCTAAACTAATCAAGTTCTTGTTTTTAGTATCGTTGTAATCTATATCAAAAATTTTATCTCTATACACATAAGCATCATTTAGTCTCTTACTTTTTACGTTGTTCTTTTCGTTATTCCAGCATTGGCTACAACCTATTGGTTTCTTACCATCTAATAACTGTTGTCTTAGATCAGTATAGTCTACATCCTTAACTGATACATTTTTAACATTTGGATAGTCATCCACGTTATAAAGGCAACAGGGAGTTAAATTTCCCTGGTTTTTAATTTCTAAATTTATCCACGGAGTAACACATATTGATTCGGGTATGTTAAAGTTTGTAATTGTGTTAACTGTTTCATTGCCATATTTCTCAATATGTACGAAACAACTATCAATATCCAAGTGAGAAAGTATACGATTCAAATAGTTGTAAAACGGTTTTGTATCAACTTCACTTAGTGAATCAACTAAAACAATACGTTGATTGGGTGCATACCAATCTCTTTTAAGTTTAACCAGTTCTCTATAAAGTTGGTTTATAGGCAACTCTAAAAAATACTTAACTTTTTGAATATATAATATATCATAGTTTTCTTTAAGATGCTTTGTAACATCGTCAAGAATATTATTACTCAGTTGGTTGTTCATGTACTTCTTCTACTATTACGTCACCGTGACCGTCAACAATCATGACTGCTTCCTCTTCAGGTATACTTAGCACTTCCTCAATTTTATTAAAGTCTAGCATTACCTTATCTAAACAACCATCTTCGTTGCGTTCCCAGGCCTTACGAAACTGTAGTATCTCTTGCTTGTCGCTTGTTAAGAAACGCAGTCTGTTGCCTTGCTTTGTTAACAATCCAGTTCCTTCTGCTAGATCAACTAGTCCACTGTAAGGATTCATTCCTGTTTCATAAGGTATCTTAACTTGTACACTTTCAAACGGCTTTGCATATCTAGTTTTCATAACTTTACAAGCGGCACGTATGCCTTTTACTTGTGTTATTTTGTTGCCATCTTCATCTTCTTTAAGTTTGAGTTTTCTCATTGCAACAACAATACTCGATGCGTATATAAAACCTTGTCCACCTGATATCTTATCATCTGGATCAAACATATCCTGTGATGCATAAGTGTGGTTAGTACATACCATGCCTACATTGTAACTGCCAAACATGTTAACTGTGTTTCTAACCAATGCAGTTAGTGCTTTAGGCTTTCTACCTAAGTCACCTTTCATGTCACCTGCTTCAAACTGATTAACATCAGTAGGTGTTAGCATCATTCCTAAACTGTCAATAACAAACAATACTTTAGGACGTTCGCCATCTGGCAATGCTTTGTAATCTTTCATAAATGTTGACACTGTTTTAGCAACATCATCGATCATTGACATTGCTAGTTTAAGCAGTTTGCTTTCACTGGTATCAACACCGAGTGCTTTTAACCATGCTTCGTCAAGTGCATTTTCAGTATCAACTAATACAACAAATATGCCTTGTTCTTGTGCATGTTTTACAATGTTACCTGCGGCAAAATAACTTTTACCTGCTCCGGATTCACCGGCAAACACTGTAACCTTACCTAGTGGTACACCTTTATTAAAGTCTCCACTGATCAAATAGTTTAGTGCATAGTTGCCTGTTGAAATCCAATCTGTTGGATCGTTAAAGCCAATTGACAATCCGTCAATGCTTTTTGTAATGTCCTTGCGGAATTTGCTTACGTCAAATGGTTTTGCCACTATCTTCTCCTTATCTAATATGTTATTATACTATATTGTGCATGTGTTGTCAAATTGTTTTAGACTTTTTAGGTAACTTTTACTAAAATAATGATCATAGTTGTATTCAATGCTATCGGATTCTAACAAATACAAATCGTGCCATTCATCTGTTGTAAGTTTACTAAACTTTCCAATCATGGTCATTAACTCTATTAATCGTTCAACTGGATTGGTTATACTATCAAATCTATAGTCAAACAACTTGGTATATAATTTGAACCCGTAGTATTTTTCTATATGGGCATGCCAACCTGGTTGAGCATTGGCTAAAAAAAGTCCTCTTGTTATTATGCTATACAAAGACTTTTCTGATACGAAAGGATAATAACTAGTAGGTATTGTTTCGCTTACTATGTGTAAAAAACTTTGTGTGAGTTTGTTTTCTAGATTATATATATTCTTAGCATGATCAAAACGCACATGGCCAAAACTATTTATTTGTTGATTGAATTCATCTGTACAATCAAAAAACTTGTTGTAAAATTTTGTATTTTCTACGTAATTAGCAATGTGTCCGTCAATTTCATTGCCATTGTGCGTGAAGTTTTTACTACAATAATCTTTGTTAAAGTAACCAAATTTGTTCAATGTGGATGCTAGTAGTTGTCTGCCTACATGATTGGTTCCATTAAAACTACAAACAAAATTTTGATAATCTAGCTCAGGGTGTATATTATAACTTTTTAAATTTTCCCATGCACCGTTACAGGGGACTAACGATTCTTTGTAAGAAAAATTAATAGAGTGATGTTTACTAAAGTAATCAGAAAATACATAGCCTGATTTTATAGTAGATATATTGTTTTCTTTTGAAAATTGAACAGCAGAGTTTATTGTGTCTGACTCTAAATTTTTATCAAAACCTCCAAGATGATCAGCTAATAGTAAATTATTATCTTGTATTTTCTTAAAATAAAAATTTTTGAAGATAGTTTTCATATTTTACCTAATAAAAGATGAGGGCAAGGAGAAAGGAAATAAACCTTGCCCTCATTTGCTGTGTTAAGTTGCAGACTGTCTGCTACGAATCATAGCAAGTATATCTTCTGCTTTTTGTGTTTGTGGTGCCGCTGCCGGAGTTTCAACTGGAGCAGTTGGTGTTGCTCCTATTTCCTCTGGAGTTGCCACTGGTGCTGGAGCAGTTTCTATTACCGGAGCACTTACTGCTACTGGTGCAGTTGTAACTGCTGAGCCTTCTGGCTTTTGCACACCTGCTGGACGGAAGTATGCGCCCCAACGATCAATATCATATGCTTGTCCATCAACTGATGCTTCAAACATTTCTTTCATCACTTTGAGATCTTCTTCTGTAGGTTTCTTTGGTAAGAAATCGCCTAAGTTATAAAGACCCTGTGACTCAATTGACGTTGCTTCTTCTGCTGTTAATGCGGTTTCTTTCCTTGCCCACTTAGATGTTGAGTAATCAGCATAACCACCTTTAGAAGTTTTGCTAATACGGAAGTCTAAACCTCTCTCGTAATCTGTTGGAAGTTCCTCTAACTCAGGATCCATCAATGCACTCTTAATAATTTGGAATATTTGTGGTCCAATTATAAAACGTCTAATTGCTTTATCTGATTTATCATCTGAGATTGGATTCTCTCTTACAAATCCTTGCATCACATAACTGCGTTTCTTCCAGTACTTACGACCCATATCTTCAAGTGATTTATCTTTAAACCACGGACGTACTTCTGTTAGGATTGGACAAGTCTCTCCCCACATTTCAACACAAGGTACTTGCACTTGAACACTTTTGCTGTCCATTTGCCCTTTGATACCGTTGAAAGGAAGTTTGATCATTGCACGTTCAATCCAAAAGAACGTGTTAGTTG